CACGAGTATAACGTATGCCGATACGTTGACTGCCCATACCCAATGCTTTACTCAGACTAACGCTTACACTGTGTATAGCAGGATGACTTACATCAAACTCAAAGTTACGACATTGTCCAAACCAAGCACCGTCGATATGTACAGGAATTGAATTCTTTAAACAATAATTTAATAATTCATCAAATTGTTTATGGTAATTTGTTGTTATATTGCTAGGATATGATGTAACAAATACATCCCCAGAGACTAATTCAGAAAAATGCATTATTTGCTTAACGTTAAAATCTGTTAGTCTTCTATGATATTTGTATTCTCCCTTAAATACTGCAATGTTTTTTCCGTGCAACATATGCAATTCGTCGAGCTGCTGTGTTGTTCCAATTATGGCGTCTTTTCTAGAAAAAGAATCTAAATTGTGATACTGGACAAGTTTATGACTTTTAATCCACGTATCTATTGTATCAAGAAAAATGTAAACATAACCATGAACATTGTCCGGATAAGTTGACATATCTAGTGTTTTTCTAAATTTTATAAATTCACTAACAAACATCGGACGCTGGCGTCTGGTGCCTAACATGTCAAAGGTTAAATCTTCGTATTTTATATCCATTTTTCTACCACTGCGTCTAGTTTACAAGGACAGGCTTTATAATCGCATACAATAGGATCATTGGGTAAATTATAATTTCCTATTTTAATATTTCCCAAGCTCCCGCCGACACCTTTTGTGCACCGTTTAATATTGCCGTCCGGTTCTACCATTAGGCGCTTAATACCTGCTGTGCAAGTATAACCTTTAAACATGTGTAATCCTTTGTCAAGAACTTTCATGAATCTCATTGGCTCTCCGTTAAAATATAAATTTTGCGGTATTTTCCAGTTAATTCCAAAAGGCTTCATGTTATGACAACTGTTGTTTTGTATCCATTCTCGTTGCTCATCTGTGTATTCAAAATAATTATGTCCATTTATAGATGTACGAGTAAACTTTGGCGTACATTCAACTCTTAAATTTTTTAATCTATAATATAGATTTTTTGCTCTTTCAAAATTATCAGGAACAATCATTAGTGGAATGCTAACACTAACCTTGTCTTGTAAAATTTCGGCAACCTTATAAAAGTGGTCGTCATCTGCAAATTCGTAATGCCAACTTAAAAACATAAATGCTCGTTGAGTCTTAAATTGTTCCCAATATCTTAAAGTTCTACTAGCGTTTGTAGCAAATTCTACAAAAACGTTTTCATCGCTAATAGTGTCCACAAACTCTTGAAATTTTGGCCATACCGTAGGTTCGCCTCCTAGTACCTCAACGTACAAATACTTGTTTTTTGTTTTTAAATCGTTAATAAAATTAATGTATGGTTCCCAGTTATCAGGCCATCTGTGAGAGCCGTCTCTGTGATAGTCATTGCAATAAGAACATTTATAATTACAAACATTATGAATGAATAAAGTTACAATGCAACAATCTAAGTTTTCATTTGTTATGTGCATTAGCATTGTTCCGTATCTGTATTACAAATATCAGCGTTTGTTAGCAAGTTAAGAGATGCTTTAATTCTAGATATCTTTTTTTTCATTAAACAATTCCTTATACTGTGGCACTATATCAATTATATTTTGATTTCGCATTTTGTCTAGTTTAATAGTTGTTTCGACAAAAGTTTTTAACCAATCTTTTGAATAGTCTTCACTATTCATAAACTTAAGAACACCGTTTAATAATTTTGCAAAATCTTTTTTAACATTTTCTCTAGAATCTGTACTATTAATCCATTCTATCCATTCTTCGTAATAGATTTTAACTGCTTGTTTTAACTCCGGAGGCAACACTTTAATATTGTAGTACTTAGGACTATGACACATATGATGACTTACAATCGGTCTTGAATCTGTTACCGGATTGAATCTGGTTAACTGGCTTTCTGTTAATTTCCATTTCATAAACTCAGGAAAATGAAACACGTTAAATGGTGTCACTGTAAACGCAAACCATCCTCTAAGATTTATTTTTTGATTTTGATCAATTTTTAACATGTTTTTATACACTTGATTAAAGTTTGCAGGTGTTCTTTGGTAATTAAAAACTGCACCGCTGCCGTCAATAGATACACCTATCCGAATTTCTTTAAAGTTTTCCCAAAGTTCTACTAATCTGTCTGGAAGATTAGTTAAGTTTGTGTTGTATTCTAAACGCATGTTCGGGGCATTACCGCTAGCAACTATACGTTCTAAGCTCTCTTGATGCTCGTCAATAATAAGAGGTTCACCTCCTACAATGTATAGCTTATGTGCTTTAACTGCATATTTTTCAAAATTTGACCAATACATGTCGTTGCCTTGAAACCAATCATACTGGTCAGTTGACCATCGACCTTTTTCATTTTTTACAAGTTGTATCTTATCATGTGTATCTTTGTAAGCTGTAGTTTCGTACAATTTAACAAAGTCATCATACCATTGGTGACTATCAGTAGGTCCGCACATTCGACACTTTAAATTGCAAAAGTTTCCGTATCTTATATCAACAAAATTAATATCTTGCTTAGACACATCTAGTGTACCGTCTTCGGCGGTTATTTCTGCTGCCTTATCATAATCAATATAATTTCCATACCAACCACTCCAGTCTTCGTTTTCGTACTCTCTTCTAGATCTAATACCATTGGCTTCTTCTTGACGGCAACGTTCGCACTCAGGATGCCATTCACCTTTAAGCATAGTTGCCCGGACATCTTTGAGTATAGCTGCGTTACGTGCTTCGTTCCAATCGTCACGGCCAGCATTGTACGGTGTGCCATCTTCCTTACGCATAATCCCACGCTGCGGACTGTAGCTATTTGTATTACAGCAAATACGCAGATCACCGTTGTTGCGTAAGTTTATGCTGTTCCATGGTAGCGGACAGAATGTGCATTTTTTATCTTTGCTCATAGTATATCCTTAAATACAGGGAAAACTTTTAAAAATTTATCATTCCATCCCCGTTGTCTGTTAATTAGCTCTAGGTATTCTTTAGTTTCAGGAAGTCTTGCACTCCAGTCCTCAGAATTCATAAAGTTTACAATTCCTTTGAATCTTTTAACACCGTATGGATTTTCTAAAAACTGTTCTTTTGAAATGTTGTTTTCTTTTACACCTGTAAACTTGTTCCAATTTTCTTCTATCCAAGGATAAAATTCATTTGTATATTTGTCAGTTATATGTTGCTTAACGTGTGCAGGTAATACTTTTACATTCAATTGTGGAGGCCAATATGCAAAGTGCATGTTAATTCCACCGGCGCCTAGCGGCCATTTATTAATCTTTTTAAAACCTTGGTTTACTTTCCATTGTACAAATTCCGGAATGTAAGCAATGTTAAGAGCCATAATAGTAGTAGCAGTCGTTACTTCTACTTGAGGTGCAGTGTTGTCTAATTTCCAAAAGACCTCTTCTTGATGTTTCCATTTGCTTGGGTATCGTATATAGTCGTTGTGTTCGCCGTGAGCATCAATACTATAATGAAATCTAACACGTTTAAATTCTGCCCAAAGATCGAACAAATCTTCTCGCCATTCAACTGCGTTGCTGTTATATCTTAATTCGATATTTTTAGCATATCCTCTTTTAATACACTCTTCTAAAAGATCATAGTGTTCGTCAATGATTAAACTTTCGCCGCCTGCAAAATAAAGTTGATACATGTTAGGAACTTGTTCAAAAAGTTCACTCCAAAATCTTGGATTATTTTTATGCCAGTTGTAACTAGCCCCATGCACTTGTCCTTTGTTTTCCCACTGACTTGTGTTTTTTAATTTTTCATTTTGTATTTGCGGAAACATTTGCTGCCATTCTTTGACCCAACCGCTGCTGTCATGAGGGCTGCACATTACACATGCTAGTTGACATTTACTGCCCATGCGTAAATCAATGTATCTTATTTTAACAGGTATAGATCCATCTTCTTGAGTTTCTGCGACTAATTGTTCTATGTCATAACGCTGATTCCAATAGTCAGTTTCCCAGTTGCGCTTGCTTAAATGTCCTGCTTCTTCTTCTTTATAACATTTTAAACAACTTGCAGGTTTTTCTCCTCGTAACATCATATTACGAACATTGCGCATATAACTGCTATTCCATGCATCTGCTAGTGTTGTGTGATTAAAGTTGGCCGGAATGCCGTCGTCGTTTTTTACAACTCCAACTTCGCCGCCACCGATTTTCTTGTTAGAGTCAGAGTCTTGTACGCTGCTAGCATTGCTAGTACAACAGGTACGCATTTTACCATCAGGACGACTACTTAGATGTAACCACGGTAATGCACAAAATGTTGGTGAAATTTTATCCGATGCTGTCATACTTTACTTATTTAAATTGTTCTGCAAATGGATCAAACTCGATTCCACACTTCATTGCGCATACTTTAAGTCTGCCTTCTTTGTAACTGTTTTCTTGCCACGAATCTTCAATAAGATCGAAAATCTCTGTTTCAAACACACGTTCTAATCCATGAATCTTAGCATTTATTGCATCTTTTCCGCCTGCAAACTCTATAAATTTCCATATCTGTTCTTGTTTAGGATCCTGATGCCACCATTTATACATACGACCAGCAGTCCAACAGCAGGGCAAGGCTAGTCCCTCTGCTGTAATAAACAAACTACCTTCATCCTTGACTTTACAACGAATAGGAGTTTGTTCATAGTAATTATCCATGCTACCGTATTTTATTTCTAGCATTGTTTGTTTTTTCAAAGCACTGTTAACATACTTTTCATCGGGCTTTTTGAGTTCTGTTGTTTGATTGCCTTTACGATCCACTGCTTGATGGGTTTCTTTCTTTTCACTGTTAGCACTTATAAATCTTCCAGTTTTTTTAGCAACAAACTTTTCAAACCCCATTGTTTGTGAAAGTTCTTCTGCTTCGTCTACTTGATGCTGGTTGTGTTCAAATATAAGGAAGTCCCAACGAGCTCTGCCGCCAGCAGCAATAAATGCTTTCATACTACGATAGACATTGTCCCAGTTTACTCCTTGACGATATATATGATTTGTATCTTTTAGTCCATCAACACTGAATATAACTGCGCCATTTGTTCCTAGAGTTTTAGCAAGTGCATGCCACCATGCAGGAGTTTTTGCACCAGCATTGGTATTCATGCTCAACCACATATTAGGGTTGTGTTCTCTAAAATATGTAAAGATTTCTAAAGTATCTCGAGCAACAATAGGATCTCCTAGGTTGCCACACATGTACATAGTAGTTAACTGTGCAATAAACTCAGGTGTGAATATACGTTTAATGTCACTGATTGTAAGCTCATCTAAATTAATGTGAGGATTTAGTGCGCCGCCGTTTTGATTTCTGTCACACATAGGACAGCTAGCTTGACAATTTTGTGTTACTTCTAAATGAATTGTTTTAATATCTTTATAATTATACAAGTTCAAGTATTCCGTTATTGTTTAAAACATATGGATGAGAATAATTTTCTATTCTCTTATAAAATATTTTTTGTAATTTTTCTTTGTTTTCTACAGTAATCTTATGATAGGGAGTTTTTTTAATCATATCTGTTCTTTTTTGATCTTTGGTATTTTCTAAAATTAGTTGTGCATCTTTTTTAGTATCAAACGATAGGTCTTCGAAGTATACAATCTTATTATACAAGTTTTTTTGTTTTAATTCAGCAAACTTTTCCCAATATTCAATTTTAAAATCTAGCTTTTCAAGAAAAATGCTAGATTTTATACTTAACGTTGTTGGAAAATATATTTTATCATTATGATTATCAAGTGCATCTGCTACAACTGCACTAAAAGTACAATTAAAGAGATCTTTTCTTAGTAATAAAATTATATACCAATTTCCATGTAAAAAATAATCAACTTGCTCAGCTGACAACTGGTCTAATTGATTTAAATGCGTTTTTATAACTGCATTTTCAGTGTTTTTAATTACTTTAAATATATTGTCATTGTTTGTTAACTCTTGAAAGGGTTCGCCAAATAAATGTGTAGATGTTGGCAAAAATGAATGCAAAGTTTGTGACAAATAAGTGCTTCCTGTTCGAGAACTAGAAATTATTAAATACTTCATTAAATTTCTTTCAACAATAATTTTACATCCTTGCCAGGTCCGATTTTGCTAGGTAAATCCCCGTGCTGCATTATGTACCATTCTATTACAGCTTTATACCACAGATGGCTATCATGATGCGCAAGTTTGTTAAATTGTGATATATTATTGTTTGTAGCTTCGACAGTACTTAATGCTCTAGCACTTTCAGTTTGAAGCTGACGTAATGTTAATTTATCTATATCCAATTTTCATAAACCTTTTGTATTTAAATAAATCAATTTCACCTTCGAATAGTGTAACTGTCATAGGACAACTGTTGCTAAAGTCTTCTAAAGATGCACTGCAATTTACATGTTCTTCGATTTCGAAATAATTGTTGCTTTGTAAAACTATCAACTTCCCAGTTGGTATACTTTTAAACCATGCTTCAAAGTTTTCTATATGTTCGCAACTTGTATTAATAATAGTATCAGGATAATCTGTTAAACTACATACAGATCCATTTGAACGCAACGTATCATACGTGTGTGACTTCCAGTCTATGTTATGTATGTTTGCAGTTGACGCTTTAAATTTCCAATCCTGCATTACCCATTTCTTATTAAAAATTTCTGCTATGGGTGCGCAACCAGGATCGATATCAAAGCTGCGAATTTTTTCTATATTCAATCCTGATTCAAAAAGCATAACTGATAACGTACCATACCACCCTGCACACAAGAATACAGTTCCGAGATTTTCGTTAAGTTTTGTTAATTCGTTAACTAACCACATCTTACTGTTTAGTTGACCTCTACTAAAACAATCACTGTCGTAGGGTATTTCATTTGCATGTAATATTTTAAATGCACTTACAAATTCAGTGTCTACATATCTGTTTAAAAGCGGAGAAAGTTTCCACTTGTTATCATCTAAAATTAATCCTGCTAAATCTTCGAAGTTAACAAGTTTAAAAATACTACGAAGATCTTGGTCGATGTACGCCCTGCGCAAGTCTGCTAATTCAGGTACGCCAGGATACAGTAATTCAAATCTGTCAAGTAATTCATATATTTCCATCAAACTGTTCCTTTAACCATTCAAAGTCATTGATCTTTTTAAGTGCATCAATGTTGTTTTTATTTTGTTCACCGTATATTGCACCTGCTGTTGCTCCTAGTATTGCATATTCTCCAAAGGGTCTAGATTTTCCCACTGTTTGCCAAATACGTAATCTTTCCTCAGTTTCGTTATTTTTTTGTCGATCAATAACTTTACTACTTAGCTTAACACATTCTCTAAACGCACTCTTCCAAGTATTAAACGGGTCTGTGTTAAACGCTGTAGTATTTGATATTTCTTGCACTGCTTTAAACTTACTGCTAATACTAGTAGTCATGTCCGGTTTTGATGTATCCATGTTTACAGTTAGGTGTGTAGGAAATAATTTTACGCCGCCGTATCCGTACACCAAGTCGTTAATCGGATTTACCGATCTCCAAACATGCACTGTTTCTCTATCCCACTGCGCTACTTGATAATCGAATTTAAAGCTAGAATCAATTAGTGCATCACCATCGACAATCCAAACCATGTCAGTTTCGCAAAGTTTTGCTGCTGCAATGTGTGCTTGATGTATGCCCTTTATTCCGTGAATACGTTTTGCTCTCGGAAACCTATCCTTTAGATGCTTATAATATTCATCAGCAGTAGGTTCCTGGTAGCTAATAAAAACTATATCGTAAGATTTTGGAGTTGATACAATTATGTTAACTTCTTTTTTGTTTGCAATAAACTTGTAATCAAATTCTCGTTTGCTAAATTGAGCATATTTACTGCACAGTATAACACCATCGTGATACTTTCCGTTTAAGTATGTGTGATTTATTTCTCTGTCATAAGTTTGATCAAAGCTAAAGTAAGTATCAAACTTAAATCTTTTTGTAGTGTTTACGTAATCCGGGACTATCCAAAACATTTCTGTCTTGGAAGTTCTTAGTGCATCAAGATAATCTTCATAAACTTTAGGATAAAAAATTTCGTACTGGCACGGACCACTTGCTACAATGTCCCACTCTTTTCTGTTGACAATATATCTATGTTCTACTTCTTTTTGTGTTAACAGTCTGTGTTTTGAACACAAGAATACGCCATTATACAAATCTCTGTCGCCAACACGATGAATAAATGCATGATTCTGTTTACGATCAAACTCGTTGTCGTGTGTAAAATACATGTCGGGTATTGTAGCAGATAAATTTCTACTACTCATCCAAAACATTTCTGTTTTACAAGTATTCACTGCTTCTACATATTCGTTGTAGTTGTCAATTTCATACACAGGATATTCAACTTTAGTAGATCCAACAATGTTCCATTCTTTAGCATTTACAACAAATCTGTGTTCTATCTCTTTAGCTGTAATAGGAGCATGTTTGGACAACAGAAACAACCCGTTCCTTTTTCCGTCAACGTGCAAAAAGTTATGATTGTGAGTTCTGTCAAACTCGTTGTCGTGTGTAAAATACATGTCGGGTATAGAACTTTTAATGTTGTGCGAGTCTGCCCAAAAAAGTTCAGTTTTACTTTTTTCTAAAGCTTCTAGATATTCACTGTATGAGTCTATATAAAAATGATCGTATACAGCAGGACCACTTGCTACACTGTCCCACTCTAGTCTTTTTATAGGAAATCTGTATTCAACTTCTTTCTGCGTCAACACATTGTTTTTTGAACACAAAAACAACCCATTGTATAAATCCTTGCCTGCAACTCTATGTATAAAAGCGTGTGTTTGATTTATGTCATAGCTTTTGTTAAAATTAAAATCTTCGTTTATTTTAATGTTAGCACTTGACATCCAAAACAATGTTGTTTTCGAATTGTTCAAAGCATCGAGATACTCGTTGTACGAATCTATCTCAAAGTATTCATAAGGAATCGGAGTACTTGCTACTATGTCTATTTCTTTTTTGTTAACAAAAAATCTGTGTTCGATTTCTTTTTGAGTTATAGCTACATGTTTAGGAACAAGAGCAATACCGTTGTACAAGTCTCCATTTAAAAATACGTGTATGTAATCTTTACTCCACGTGTTTGGAATATAATCAAACTCAAAGTCGTCAGCAACAATTACATCATCCCAAACAACCCAAAAAAAGTCAGTCAAGGATACTTTTCTTGCATCGTAAAATGTTTTTGCTTTTTTTGCAGTTGGAAATCTAGTTTTTAAACTATTCCATGACGTGTCTGTTGGATTTGTTTGAATAAAGATTATGTCATACATGTTACTATTATATACAAATATTATTAATTGTCAAGTACTTACCTCATAAATAGAGATGTAGGAGATATCATGGAACTGTTTGAAGGTAACAATTATAGAATTAACATTGTCGGAAATGATAGCAGTGTTATACTCGATTCTTGGTCAAATCAATTAAAAGCCAACGTAGTCACAACCTACGGAACTGTACTGTTAGATATAGACAAAGAAACGTTCAGCGGAAATATTGTAACTGTTGATGGCAAACCCATGGTTGATATAATTACCAATGAGATTACTGCCGACTTTATTACAGGAAATCTCGTTACTAAACACGGTGATATAGCGTTCGATCCTGCACTGCATTTGTTTAAAGGACCAATCGAAGGAAACGTTGTAGATCAAAATAATTCAATTGTTCTTGATAACTCAAATAGATCTTATTATGGAAATGTTTTTACGCAGTATAACGAAATAATTGTAAACT